GCAGGCCCCCATACGTCTCCGCTGATGTTCAGGATCACGGGAAGCCCATCGCGCAGCTTCATCGTGTACACGCCAGCGGATGCTCGTGTGATGTCGGTAGCGACCAGACTGCAGTAGTTGTTGCTCACGTACATCCACCCGATGGATGATGTCGAGCTTGGCGTGATCGGCGCGCGCACCGGTGCGGCAGCGCCTGCCCCCTGGATCTTCGCGTACAGCGTGATGTGCTCACGCGGCATCGCGAAGGCAATATGTTCGGTGTCATTCATGGAGCGCCTCCTTCACGGCAGGGTGATGACGACGTTGTAGCCGGGGGCCTTGCAGCTGAAGTTGAAGTACTCGCCGATGCGAGCCTCGTAGCCGTCGTTGCCCTCGGAGACCTTGATGATCGACCCGGCGCGCTTCTGCAAGAAGTTCGGCGCGGGGCCAGCCGAGAACATGCACCACGTGCTCCAGGTCAGGACGTAGATGCGCTTGGTCGGGCAGCACCGGTCCGTGTAGAGCGTCAGGTCTGTGCCATTGAGGTTCACACTGAACCCCTTGAACCCGACGGTGGCCATCTTCACGCCGTCGTATCCGACGGCGCTGGTCACGATCCACTTGCCCTCCATCTGCTTGGTGAGCGTCCCGAACGTGATGGGGTTGAGCCACACGACGTCCGGATCGCCGCCGATGTTCTGCGCGGCAGCGACGGCATCGACGAGCAGGTTCGCGATCGAATTGCCGCCGGTGCCGACGATGCGGATACCGGACAAGAAATCGATCTCCTGCGTCCGGTCCACTCCGTAGTACAGCGTCGCGCTCGGCGCCGCATCGGGAACCCAATCCGCGACCCCGGACGCGGCGAGGAAGCTACCCGCCGCAGAGATGTCGCCGTTCAGGTAGATGAAGTCCGTGTTCACGAGCGCGGCGATGCCGGTCGTCCCCGCAACGGTCGTAGTGAACGCGCCGGACACACGCGTGACGGTCGCGATCGTGAGCACCGCGCCTGCGTTACGCAGTGCCCCGCCGAGCGTTTGGGAAGCCACGATTTGCTCGCCCTGGCGAACACCCCACATCGAAGAGATGTCGGCGAACGCCAGGTTCACCGTCGCGACGTTCACGACACCATCGAGAGCCCCGACCTCTCCGGCCGAGGTCCGGAAGAACCGGAAGTTGATGTAGTTGCCCTCGGCCTCGATCGCGTTGTCGAACTCGTCGAAGGCCGACTCGAACGCGTCCTCATCTCCGGTCGCCGTCGCCTCGATCGCCTGGTTGTCGACCTTCGCGATCCGGTAGTGCGACTTCCGGGTAACATTGAAGTTCTTGTAGCTGGACGTGTTGTTCTGCGCGTTCGTGACCGCGACAGAAAAGATCGATGCGCCACCACCCGGCAGCGCGGTCATGATGGGCTGAACCCACTCGCGACCGCCGACGTTGGTCTTCTTCTGCGACTTGGCGAGCATGCCAGTCGCCTTGTTCTTTTGCATCGCCATGCGAGCGATCTCGAAGGGGCTGTAGTGCTCCTTCACGACCGGATCGAGTACTGAGAGATCTGTGACTGCCATTTGCGTGGTCCCTTGTGGTTACGTGCTTGCCCTGGCCTTCACCTTCGAGATGATTTTCTCGAGGCTTGCCATTCGGCGCGTCCGGCCATCCATCGGTAGATCCGATGGATCCCAGACAGGCTCCTTGGCTGCGGGCGGTGCGGGCTTCGTCGGAGCGGGACCTGTTGCTCCACCTGGTGACGTCGCCGGCTTCACTGCTGCCGCTGGAGCCGGTTGCGCCGGCTGATAGCGAGCGACCAACTTGGACGCCGCTTCAAACTTTTTGCGATAGAACTCGTTGGCGTGCTCGGCCGCCTTCGCGAGATCTGGCGTCTGCCCGACCTCCTGCTGAGCCTTGAGCACCTCGTACACGATGGCCGATGCGCTCATGCCCTCGGTCAGGTCTTGGTCGTGGAGATACGGGTGCTGCGTCTTTGCCGGCTCGATCAGCTGACCGATGTTCGCGACGTAGGCATCGACCTGCTTCTGCAGCGTCGCCTTCGCTACCGCCTCGGCAGCCGCCGCCTGCTGTGCCTTGGTCTGCTCGCCGATCTTCGCCTCGCGCTGATCGAGCTGCGCCTTGTACGCCTTGAGCGCGCGGAGCCCCTTGCGGCTCTCGAGCTGGGTCTTGATCTCGGGCGGCAGGGTGACGCCGAGCCCACGCTCCGAGAGCTCGGTGACGAGGTCGGTGAGCGCGATCTTGAGCTCGGCGTCATCGGTGATCCCGTGGGCGGCGCGCAGCATCCCGAGGATCGCATCGGCGGGTCGCTCTGCGATCGCGGTCCGGTCTGGGAGCAGCCGTTCGCGCTCAGTCAGCGCGGCCTCGCGCGCCGCGATGGCTGCTTCGCGCTCCACGAGCTTCGCATCGGGCGCAGGCGCAGGCGCAGCAACGGCCGCTGCCAATGGGAGCGCAGGGAGCGCGGGCATGCCCGGAGGTGGCGCGACCGGCGGGATGGCTACCGGAGCCGCGACCGCAACCGGGGCAACGGGGGCGACCGCTGCCACGGCAGGGGTGGCTACTGCCGGAACCACGGTCTCGAGCTCCGGCTCCGTGCCCATCGGCTCGAGCTCGGTCTCCTCGCCGATCCCGCCAGCCTTCACGACCTCGCGGAACGCCGCCCGGCTCTTGCCGGACCACACGCGCGGCGCGCGCGGACCGAGCGTCGGGTCATCGACCGCGTTGTCGGGGACTGCGCCGATTTTCTCGACGGGAGCCGCCGCAGCCGGAGCGGCAACCTCGGCCGCCGGCTCGGGGGAGTCCACCGCTGGTTCGTATCCGTCGTCAACGTCGCTTGGCATCAGGAGACTCCTGGGGGCATCATCATCGGGTTCATTCCGGCCGCGAGCTGTGCGCTCCCGCCGGCCATGGGATCAGGGAATCCGGGCGGCCCAGCTGGACCCATCGGCCCCGGCGGCCCCATGCCACCGCCCGGCGGTCCACCTGGCGCATGATCCCCTGGCATCGGCGGCCCGCCCGGTCCGGGCATTCCTGCTCCGGGCGCACCGGGGGGCGGCATGTTGAGCGGCGGGTCAGGCTGCGCTGCCTTCTTTTCCTCGCCTTCCAGCAAGGTCAAGAACCAGCGGTAGCGGCTGAGGTAGCGCTCATCCGCGCGCTCGGCGAAAGCGTTGTCGTGCTCGCCCTTGATCACGGCGAGCGCGAGGCCGGGCGGGCTGAGCATGTACGGGGTCGGGACGCAGTCCTCGAGCGGCACGCTGAGATCGCCGAGCATCTCGGCCACGGCCTGAAGCGCGCGGATCGGGCCGAGCAGGTGCCGGTTTGCCGCGCTGAGATCGGGCTCCTCGAACAACGACGCCGTGATCATCGGGTTGTTGAGGAACCCGGGGATCTTCGCCATGTCCTGGAGCGCGTCGAGCTTCCCGGCCCGCGTGCCCGGGATGAAGTTCTCCGGCTCGATCGCGAGGTGGTACCCGCCGCCGTCGAAGTCGAACTTCTCCCACTTGATCTCCTTGATCCAGGAGGCTAGTTCGATCTTCGATCCGTCCTTCTTCGCGTCGACCGCGAGATCCTTGGTTTCGTCGAGCAAGCACTGGCCGGTATCGACGCGAGCCATCGAGTACTGGAGATCGAACTGACCGAACCGATCGCTCTGGATGTCGTCCATCGTGTCGAGCGCCTTGCCCGATGCGTTGGGGCCGAGCGGGCTCTTGCTGGCCGCGCTGGCCTGCGAGATCCCGCTGATCTCGTACATCTCCTGGATCAGCCATCGCAGCGAGTCCATCGCCTGCGTGCTCGCCGGGTTCGGTGCCTCGTAGTCAGGCTTCACACCGTCGTACTCGACGATCGCCGGGTGCCGAGCGCGCAGGTGGTTGTCGTTGACCTCGCTGCCCCGCTGCTTGAAGATCTTGAGCGCGCTGCCCCAGTACAGCGCCTCCTGGTGATCGGTCCAGAGCTCGTTGACCTTGTTCTGGCTCCCCGCTAGCTGCTGTACGAGCCCGATGCCGAGGAACCCACGCAGGCTCGGGGTCCACTGGATCCGCGCGATGGGGAACCGCATGCGCTCCCATGGGCGCTCGTCGAGCGGCTCGTAGCGGTCACGGATCGCGATGACCCTGCGCCCATCGTCGGCGCCGGGGTAC